CGATCCCACATATCGAATTGGAGAATACCTTTACTGAACGGTGACCCTTTAAACGTTTCATACGTTCCATACATATCGGCGAGTTCACAAGACGATTCGAGTGATGCGTGGTATATAGTTTCGAAAATATCGCGGTTCAGTTTCCTCGATTCTTCCGAACCAAACGTCATTCTAAGTAATATGAATACGTCCGCGAGACCTTGAACACCAATACCGATTGGTCTGTGACGCATATTTGAACGCATACCGTTTTCGGTAGGGTAAAAGTTTTTATCGATAACTTTATTGAGGTTTCGTGTAACCATTTTCGTGACGCGGTGTAATTCCTCATGGTTAAACTCATTCTTCTCGACGTCGACGTATTTTGGTAACGCAATAGATGCGAGGTTACATACGGCCGTTTCGTCCTTATCGGTATACTCTAATATTTCCGTACACAGATTCGATGATTTAATTGTACCTATATGTTTATGGTTTGATTTTTCATTACACGCATCTTTATAAAGCATGTACGGTGTTCCCGTTTCACTTTGTGATTTGATAATAGATTTCCAAACTTCTACAGCAGGTACTGTTTTTGTTGCGAGTCCTTCACTTTCGTACTTTTCATAAAGTTCGTCGAATTCTTTACCATAAACATCGGATAAACCTTGTGCTTTATCCGGACAAAACAAAGACCAGTTTCCGTTTGTTTCTACACGTTTCATGAATAGGTCTGGAATCCACATAGCCGAGAAGAGATCACGACACCGTGCTTCCTCGTCACCCTGATTAAGTCGAATTTCGAGAAAATCCATAATATCGGCGTGCCATGGCTCGAGATATACAGCAATAGATCCCTTTCGTCTACCTGCCTGGTTTACATACCTCGCGGTTGAGTTATACACACGTAACATTGGAATAATACCATCAGATGTCCCGTTTGTTCCACGAATATGGGATTTATTCGCACGTACATCGTGAACGTGTAACCCAATACCCCCAGCCCATTTACTTATACGTGCACATTCCTTTACGGTATCGTAAATACCGTCGATACTATCTTCTTTGTTTGCGATAAGGAAGCAGCTACTCATTTGTGGCCTATGTGTACCTGCGTTAAACAGCGTGGGTGTAGCGTGTATGAATAAACCTCTCGATAAAGCATCGTACGTTTCAAGAACACGATCAGTATCGTGACCATGTATACCGATAGCTACACGCATGTATAAATATTGAGGTGTTTCGATAATATCACCATCAATTTTCTGAAGGTACCCTTTCTCTAAAGTTTTCAGGCCAAAATACCCAAAATCAAAATCACGTTCATGTTTAATATCTTCCTTGACTTTTGCAGAAACTTCTAACACTTCGTGTGTAATTATACCCGCTTTATGGAGTTTACGCATTGCTATATGAAAATTATTTGCAGCACGCTTCTGAATATTACTTGCAACAATACGAGTTGCTAAAATTTCATAATCGGGGTCATTTGTTATTAAACCAATACAAACTTCTGAAGAAAGAGTGTCTATTTCATGAGTTTTAATTTCATCATACATAGACGAGAAAACCTGCTGCGCTACCATTGATACGTCTACATTTTCTGAAAGTTCATTTGTAAGTTTTGAAATCCTGTTGGTGACCTTGTTAAACTTTACGTCTTCAACACGACCGGAACGTTTTATAACTCTCATTTTATGATTTTATTTATACTTATTTTTTTATATTGGTTGAATTACTCATTATCTTCATCGAAACGACATTTGAACCCTTCACTTCTTATAGTAGTTGGTCCACGAGTCTCGGCCAATCTATTGGGCTGGAGTAAAGAGGAATTAACAAAAAATTTACCATTTGGGTCACCGACTTTGGCAACTGGTGGGTAGGATGCAACGAAACACGTCGGTGGTTTACATGGTGGCTTTTCGTAATTACATGGTTTTGTATTATATGCTTGGTCAAAATCGGCAGCGACTATCATTTATATTTACCAAGACTTTTTTTCCAGGACTATATTAAATGTGTGACGCTTTATATATAAATTCTATAAAACAGTGTCCAACTCCCTTGAATACTTTATTCTTTTCTGAGTTCAATATAAATTTACTTCAAAGAGCCATACGTCAGGACTTTAAAAATAAAACTGGCGTTTCCATAGATAGACAAAACAAAAATGATTTGTATAGCATAATGCGCGTTGTTTTTATTAATAATTCAGGTGATGCAAATTCAAATATACAAGAACAAGTTCGTTTCATGAACAGTATTGTTATAAAAACTGCTACAGGTCAGATTCAAACGGGTGTTTCTCAGTATATGGGATATTTACACGATACCGATAAAAATGCAATACTAATAGACAGGCCAATAAGTACAACTACTTATGGTAACAAATTTGGTAAAAATGAAAAAATTGGTTTATAAATCACCAGTTAGTTTTATATCAACTGGGTCTGTTCCAATTGTTGGTGCTTCGATATCAATTTTGATTTCTGGTACATCAGTAGAAACACTTGGTTTATTTATAATATCTGAATTCAATTGAATAGTTTTTGTATCACATACCCTTGGGTACACATACTTATAAATAATATAGCCCAAAATAAAAATTAGTGTAATACCAATAATAATTTTAGCAAATGTTTTCATTATAAACAATGTTAATATTTTATTAATAGAAAATCAACACGATACCAATACAAAAAATATATTATTCAATAGTAATAAAGATGAGTCAGTTAATGCTCGATGATCAAAATACAATGAATGATATAAACCCATTTACCAACGTTGATAATTTTTTCCCACCTGGAACAAGTAAACACACACTTGATTTTCAAAAATATAAATCACCAGATCACGAAGAAGGACAAGAAGAGTATATTAGTCCAGCGTGCGGTGTTTTATCAAAGGGTGTTGGTAGACCTGGGTATAGAAAAGAAGAGTGTACTCTATCTAGACCACTTCTTCCTAAAAGAAATATAGATAGGGGTTTAACGGTTACAGAAAAAAATGAAATCAAAGGTCTAGAAAATGATAATACTGAATTGTATACTAGACTGGTTAGTATTGCATGTCTTCTTCTATTAATTGTAATACTCTAAAGAGTTTTTGAAGTCTGTTATTATTTGTTGAAGTTTTTATAATATCTGGGAAAGTTGTTAAACAAAATTCCTTAACCATTCTTTTTTGCCAAGAACATATCGGGTTTATGAGAGGTGGAATAAAAGTTCTATCGAGTATTTTAACTGAATTCATAATCCTGATTAATGAAAAAATATTCCTGTTTTCAAATAAAACGTTTTCCAATTGAATAGAAACACTTTTTCTAAGTGTTTCTGTCGTATTGTTAACCATGGTATTTAAAAACTGTTCGTATCGTATAGATTTTCCATTGTTATGCATTGTATAAATATTATTTGAACCTATGAGATTCGTATTAAAGTGATCTACAAACGTTTCGTAACCGAAACCTTCTAGATATTTATCGTATTTAATTTCAATTTCAATTTCATTATTTTCGACATTAATAAACTGTTTAGCGGATTTTATAAAAGAAGTCATGTATTATACAAACTACTCTTTTCCTTTTTAAGTAGTTAAACCATACCGAATTTTTTATCGATCTTAAACTCAAGTCGCTTATCTAAATCTTTTATTTGTTGTTCCTTTTTTAAATCCATACCGCTACACCCGTGAATTTCTAAAACGATACACCGTGAACAAAACCCTAAACCGCAATATTTACAATCTATAGGAATTCCCTTTTTTTTACATTTTAAACACGGCATATATTGTAAACCTAAGTTAACTTTAAGTAATATTTTTTTAAATAAGATGTCTAATCAACATCAGTATAATACTACTTTATCTTATTTACTAACACTCGATGAGTTTAGAGCAAGTATACCTGATATTTATAAACCGTCATGGGTCAAACTTACTACAATAACAATGATTTCAAATTTTGATAAACCTATTAATATGGAAAAAATCAAATACGCTTTTGAAAAAGTGTCCCCAATTATCGTTGGTAAAACTGGTTCTAAAGGGAATATAATAACACTCAAACCAACAACCTTTTATAACCAGATTACACTGGTATATAAAGATATTTACAGTACTAAATCAATAAAGATTTTCCCAAACGGGAGTATACAAGTTGCAGGGTGTTCTGATATATTCGATTGTAGACGTATAATAAAGGAAGTTTCTGATATTTTTGAACGTGTAATGGGCGGTGATTTTATACCACCTCTAAATACGTTTAGAGTTGTTATGATAAATTCAAATTTCAGTTTGAATTATAATATAAATCTTCGGAGCGTTTCCAATCATTTCAGCAAGTACCCCGACGTATATAAAGTATCTTTTGAACCGGATAGGTACTCTGCGGTTAAAGTTAAATTCAGGCCGGCTAAAGATATGAAAGAGATTACGACAAGTATTTTTGGTACAGGAAAGATCATTATTACAGGTGCGGAAACTCTCAAGGAAATAGCATTTGCTTATAATATTATTAATAATACTATAAATGATATATCAAATGTCAGAGTATCACCATGTGATGAAAATAAAAAAGAATTGTTTGATGAATTTTCAGGGTACAAAATTGAAAAAGTTATAAAAAATTTAAAATCGAGAGGGTTTAATTCATGGAAACTTACAACAAAAAATAGACAAATTAATTTCTAATGTAATACTAATATATACAAAATGTCACAACGACTTGGTATGGCCGATGGACGATGCTTCTCTATAAACAGTTCTTCGCAACTTTACGATAACTATATCATGAAAGAAAATAGTATATCTTTCGAGGATAATTACTCTTTCAGAAAACTTCTTCAAGAAAAAGGTCCAGCCCTTTTGAAACCTTCCCAGGCGCAACAAAAAGACCAGTGTGGATCTTGTGATAAGGCCCTTTTGAAAATGCCAAACATTTATTAAATTTTCGTTTTAAATTAAAATATACTATAATATAAACACTCATGTCGTCGATGTCAGGTGCAGCAAAAGCCGCATCGGTTTTACTTTTTATATTATTGTTAGTTTGGTTAGTTTTATTAACACTAGCTAATCTCGGAGTTCTAGAAGGGACGACACATAAATACGTCAAGGACCGTAAATGGGATAAAATGCGAGACTATCTTAAAAAATTATATGCAGCCGACGGTACTGAAGACGACGATACAATTTGCGAAAAAATAAGAGAATATTGGGATGTAAAACAAGACGAATACAATGATTTTATATCAGGCCAAGAGGACGGTGACCCTGCTACATTGAAGGATTGGACGTCTGGTTTCCCAGTAGAGATTACATTTGAAGATTTCATGGATAAATACTTCGAAGATCTTGGTGAACAAGATGCCGAAAACAATTTTCTTGATATTGCAGAAGGTGTAGCTGAATGCGAAGACGAAGTCGATCTTACAAAACTCAAGGAGAATGTTGTTAATATTATAAAAACAACTCAACCAGTTGGGTACGACCCAACCGATGATTGTTCGAACGTAGCAGCAGAACAATCTGTTCTTCCAAATTACGTTTGGTCGTACGATGACGATGTTTTCCTCGACATTTCAACATTCCAAGATACTGAAATCAGCTCTACGGGTTGGAGAAATAAGCATAAAAGGGTTTGTAATCCATTAGCAATGGACGAAGAATTTATTCCAGCGCAGGTGACGGCAACTACAGCTGGACCATTATACGTAAAACCCAAAATTAAGTTTACGAATGTTACAAACGCAATTAAGGATATGGTAATTAAAGTTGCGGAGAAACGTGATAGTATTAGTACTGTTACTAACGATACAGGTTTGGTGCATACAATCAAAGCTGATAACGTTACTAATTTTGAGATCCCGATTCCAGAAGGTGTTCTTTTTGACAAACCATTATACTATATTAAACTCGATGGTAAAGATACCGATCATATCTTTGCCGGTAATATTGGTTCGATAGAGTGGAGGGTTACGAAACCAGCCGAAGCTGGAACCCCAGCGGTGATAGACCCCGTCTCGGGTTTAGTAACTACTGCCGCAATACAAGCTAAACCCGCCGTACTCGACTACAGATTCATTGAGTTTAAATCTAATATTGATATACCAATCGGATATGAAATTATAATCGAGGCAACTAAATTCCCTGCACCTCAAAACACCACTGAACTCTTCCCACACTCTTGTAATACGAGTGTAACGGCACCTAAAATAGTTGCTAAAAAGCAGGCTAGTACAGTGAAGATTGATAAGTCTAAAACTACTACTGATACTACTACTACTCCTGCTACTACTACTACTACTACTACGACAATACCACAATTATGGTGTTATGGTACAAAATATACAGATGCTACTACTAAAGGGACCGAACCAGCAAATTATACAACTACGACATGGGACGATTCTGGTAAGCCTAACGGTTTGGAGAAGGAATACATAGCCGACACTTATACGGCTTATATAAGAAAAATAAAGAGTCCAACTCTTCTTGCAACAGCTCCAGAAAACCCTCAGTATAAATTCGCAACTTTGGTAAGAGCGGCTGCTGCTACTACTGGTAGTACATAAGTGCAAAAAAAATCAATTAATAAATTCTTTAAGTGTTCTAGATACTGACATGAATCAGTGTTCCATATGTCTCAACGATGTTCGTGAGACCAGAAATAGCAAAGCTATTCGGTGTGGACATGTTTTTCACTCGCATTGTCTAGAAAACTGGAAAAAAATGGGAAAAGTGACGTGTCCTACATGTCGAAAAGTGTTCGATGGTTCTAAATTTAGGGTTCAGATTACTGTATTTAATGATTACGAGGCTACTTCAAATACAGTATGCTTGGTGAACGAATTAGTTCTCGATGCACTCGACTTAATATTTAACGTCGAACACGAAGAAGATTTATCGAGTGTTCTTGGCGACTTTGGGATGAGTATGTCCGACTTTGATCCCTCTGTCTTTGACACAGAATGAACTACAATACTTTTTATAAGATAACCCAGGGTAGTTCCTGGATGCTTTTCGAGGATCAAGTATAGATTTACCTTTAGAGTCTACGAGTAAAGGTTTTGTTGCCCACCCACGTTTATGGCTAAAAACGTTTGCCTTAAACTTTAATAATTTACCAGGGGTACATTTACCAGCCTGTTTTATACGCGAAACGGGAACCTTGAAAAATTTAGCAATGCTTTCGTACGTGTTTCCGGTTTTAACTTTATACTGAACAAACCCGTGTTGTTTGTAAAAATGAAAATCACCCTGTCTAAAGTAATTACGTTTGTTCCCAGGTGCTACGAACATCATGACCTTAAAGTGTCTTGGTTTACATTTTGTTGTTGCACCACACTTATAGACCTTTTTAGGGTTATCGGCAATAACGCGTTCGGGTAAACCTTTACAGTGTGTGTACGAATGGTTTAAATTTCTTATACCAGCTCTTTCACCTGGTATACTTTTGTGCATTCTGAGACTTTCGTAATCACCAACGGCGTATGCGTAACAATTATTGTTACCTATACCAACAGTTCGTCCCCATAAACGTTGTGTATATCTAGGTTCATAACCACTCAAGGGAAGTTTTTTATTCTTATTGGTCTTACTCATTAATAAGACAGGAGAAAATAAAATCTTATTAATAAGTAAAAAATGATTAGAGATATTGTCAAAGCAAAAAAAACCGAACAAGTTGTTACAGAAGTTCTTCTTTTTACACTTGTTCTTCTTATTAGTACTTTTATTCTTCGGTATTCTTGGAATAGAGGTCTCGTCAAACACGTAACGGTTCTTAAACCAATTAATACGTTCTTGGACGCACTTATTCTTTCTATTGGTCTTGCGGCTGCTCGAGGTATTTAAATTTCTTTATAACCCTTAATTTTTTCACCGGTTGAACTTTCCATAACTGGAAACGCATTAATTCCATCGCAATTGTTTTTTTCACAATCGATGAACTTATGAGGTATACCTTTCTTTTTAAGGTACGCTAACTGTTTTGTAGTCCAACCGCACCAAGATGTACCGTAAACTGTCCATTCAACTGGTTTATTTTCAGTTTTTTCTTCAACTGGTTTATCTTCAGTTTTTTCTTCAACTGTGATTTCTTTCTTTGACACGCCTGTGTTTTTTAATATGTATAGATCGATTGCAATAAGTGCTAAAACAGCAAACATGGTTGGTTATATAATTACTTGAGATATTTTAATTTGATATCTTGGCATAACTTTTTAATTGTTTTACCATCCGTGTTTATACCTAGATTTTTGGCCTTTTTTATAAGTTCTTGTTTTTTATACGAAATACATTTACGGTTATCTATTTTCAAGTACCCTTTATTCGCGACTGAAACTTTAACTGTTGGTTTTATTACGTTAACTTTTCTTTGTATTATTCTTGGTCGTATACTTGGACGTTTAATATTTTTCTTTACATTTTTTAAAGCGAGTTCTTTACGAATCATATTAAGTGTCTTTTTTATAGGTTCACCACCATGTTTAACGACTATAGGTTTTGGTTTGGAAATTGTATTTCTTTTAATAATTGTACTAATATCAAAGGGTATACCAGCTTTCTTATAAGGTGAAAAGTACCTATCGTTAAATATTTGTTTGAATGTAGGTAATTGGGGGTGTCCCAATGGTGAAGCGCGAAGACGGAAATTGTATATTTTACTCGATTCTTTACCTAGATATTCCGACGGTAAAATTCTTTCGATGAACTGAATTGCTTCTATCCCACTTTGAATACCTGAAATCTTAATTTCCTGTCTTAATATATTCAAAAAGTACTGTATATCGTACATGGGATGTGAGCCCCTGAATATACCTGATGTAGTTTTATATACTAGACGTGGGTCATCATCTACTTCTGGATTTTTTAAACCTTTCATTGTAGATAAACCGAAATCCGAAATTAACGCTTGTAATCCAATATCGTGAACTTTTAATGTTGAATTATTTACTTTGAATAACTTTATCCGAGACGGGCTAGTACTATTTATTAGTATATTTTCGAAGTGTAAATCATTATGTCTAAACGTTGGATACTTTTTTTGTATTCTGTATAAGTTATACAAAATTTGGGTTATTATGGTTCTAAAATGTATAGGTAATAAATTTTTTTTATTATTTCTTATAAACGATTTTAAAGTTCCGTTATTGGCATACTCTGTGTACATAAACATTACATTGTTACATTTTTTAATAGCTAAAGGTTTTATAACACCGTACGAAGATAATCGTTTACTTGTTTTATATTCATGTGATATATCTGAATTTACAACTACTTTTATAGCTATTTTCTTTTTACATTCTTTATCTATACACCCTACATAAACTTCCCCATGCCTACCTTGACCAATCTTCATAGTACCTATAGAAGTACTTAAAGAGTCTTCTATAGCGAGTGAAATGGGTTTGTTACTTGGTAAATGTAAAAATTTTTCCGGGTAACATCCCATGTCCTGCATACTTTGTATTAGATTTTTACCTAAATTTAATTTTTGTTTTAAACTATTTTTTTTATTTTTTGCGAGTTTAGATATAATTTTTAAATTTTTTAAATGGCGTTCTCTTTCCATATTGGTCTAATGTAGTGTAATATTTTATTCATCGATGAGATCGTCCATGATTTCTTCGATCAATTCATCTTGATCATTATCTAAACCCTGGAAAGCAAACGATGGTAATTTTGTAGACTCGCCGCACAAAACCTGTGAAAGTCTAACACTTACACCGAACTTATTATCAATAAACCAAATTTGGTTAATTTCAACAATACACATACACTTTTGACCCCTTTCAATTTCATCAATTTGAATAAGTTCTCGATTTGAATTATACGCTTCCGGAACAAATTCACCTGCTTGATTTGTTTGAACTTTTAATTTAAGTGTATTAGCATACCCTTCCTTCCCCTGTCTAACAAGTGGTTTGTATAAGGCTTCGCGAATAACATTAATATCGTAAGATTTTCCTAACCACTCTTTCGAATTTTCAGTTACCGTTTTAAGTATAATTTCATCCAATTCTGTAAATTTAGACGAGAGTTGCATAGCATCTTCGTTATCTGCATCGAAAGAAAGATCGAGTGAATATGAAGTTTTATTAGTAGCTTCGTCAGTAAAAGTACTTAGACCAAATGGTGAACGCATAAAAGGAAGTTGCAAATAGAGTTTCTTTTTATTATTTCGACTTAACATGACCGATTTACCGCCATTTTTATTTTTCTTTAGTTGACTAAAGGTAACCGTAGAAGGTTCGAATTGCTGAGAAACTTGAATATTATTAGACATTTTTTTTGTATATTTTATTAGTGATGAAACTTTAAGTTACTTTTTTTCTAAATATATAATAAAAACATCATGTCATGTTCAGGTGATAAAAAAAGTTTAATATTCAAAGATTGTGGTTGTGGTTGTAATGGTAAAAAACAGGAAAAAAAATTTCTTATTGCGTTAATGTCGGCGTTACTATTCTTTGTAATCGCCAACCCAACTACATTTCGTCTTGTTAGAAAAATATTTGGAAATTGGGTTTCTACACCAACGGGGTGTCCATCAACATACGGTCTTTTACTCCATTCTTTAGTTTATTTACTCATTTCATGGGGTATGATGAATTTAAAGAAGGAAGAAAAGGAAGAAAAGGAAGAAAAGGAAGAAAAGGAGGAAAAGGAGGAAAAGGAGGAAAAGGAAGAAAAGGAAGAAAAGGAAGAAGAAAAGCCAAAAGTGGTTCCTAGAATGGTTGACATGCCAATGCCAGAACCAGACATGTCAGAAGAACAATTCCCTGTCATGGACAGTGGTTTATACTTAGATTCTTATGACACTACTGATGCAATAGATTCGAGGTTATATGTATAAATAATTATTAAAAATCTTCGTTAAATTCTATGGAAGTTGAATCTTCGTCGATTTTTCCATAATCACCAACTCTTTTTTCGAAAAAATTAGTTTTACCATCGAGTGATATATTCTCCATAAAATCAAATGGATTTTTTGTACCCCAGATTTTATCGTGACCACTCTGTTTTAGTAACCTATCTGCGACGTATTCTATATATTCGGACATTTTATCCGAATTCATACCAATTAAACTACACGGGAGTGCATCTGTTATAAACTCTTTTTCGATATCAACTGCATCTTTAACAATTTGTTCAACTACACTTTTATTCGGTTTATGTTTTAACATTTTGAATAATTCAATAGCAAATTCTAAGTGTAAACCTTCATCTCTACTTATAAGTTCGTTACTAAAGCATAGACCAGGGAGTAATCCTCTCTTTTTTAACCAGAAAATGGCACAAAAACTACCTGAAAAGAATATACCTTCTACACAAGCAAATGCTAATAAACGTTCACCGAAGGATCTATCCTTACTAAACCATTTCATAGCCCAGTCAGCTTTATTTTTAATACAGGGTATAGTTTGTATAGCTTCAAAGAGATTCTTTTTCTCAGAAGAGCTTTTTATATATTTATCTATAAGTTTACTATACGTTTCACCATGAACCATTTCGTTATGTTCTTGGTAGGCGTAAAATGAACGAGCTTCTGTGTATTGAACTTCACTTGCAAAATTATCGTTTAAGTTTTCAAATACTATACCATCTGATCCTGCAAAGAAAGCAAGAATATATTTAATAAAGTGTTGTTCATTTTCACTCATGTTTACCCAGTCATCCATATCTTTAGAAAAATCAATTTCCTCAGCCGTCCAATTGGACATTTGAGCCTTTTTATACATAGCCCATAAGTTTTCGTGTTCAATTGGGAACACTGTAAATCTATCGAGTGTTGGTAATAACATTGGTTCAGCATCTTCGAGGTAATCTTGGAAGTCAAAATAACTCCCGATTAATTCACCATTCATGAAAATTTGTGGATATACAGATGCTTGAGCACCACATCTTTTTTTCAATTCTTCTTTGTCCACTAAAACTTTTTTATTTTCTAATCTGTATTCTTTACATAAATCAACTGCTAAATCACAGTACTGACATCCTTCTTTAGATAAAATTTCAATCCCCATCGTGCTAATATCTGTAAATATTTTTGTATGAAAACTTTAATAATGATTAACATTTCAGAAATTCAGCCTGGAGAATTAATAAAAGTTTTAGTGAACTTAGAGGACGATATAGAAGATGAGATATACGCTAAAGTAAAGGAAACCAATACAGATTACGTAGTAGTTTCTTATTATTCAGAAACATCTATGACTTATAAAGGTGCAAGGTTATATGAACTTGAAGAAAGGGATGAACTTGTTCAGGAAGAAAACTTATCAGAGCATCACCAATCAACTGATTATTTTAAAAACGTGAAGGATAATTTATACTACATGATAGACGAAATAGACTCAGAAGAAGAGAGTGATATTATAGATGAATCTGATGATAGTGGAAGCGATCTGGAAGATTTTATCGTTTCTGATTCGGAAGTAGACGGTGTTGTTATACCACCTTCTAACAGTAGAATTATAGATAAAGAATGGAAAGAATGGGAACCGAGAAGTCCGGGATCTTTAAGATATAAGCAAATGGTTGATAATATTGAATCAATAGCAAGAATACAAGCAGATAATTTGAATTTTTAACCTAAGTGCGAAATTAAATTTTATTATTTTTAAGAATATAGTGTATAATGGATCTGACTACTATATGGTCTGTCGTAGACAAACTAAAAAATAAACAAGTAATAACAAAGTCGATCAATATAAATTTATGTAAAGAATGTCAAAACGTTAAAGTAATTTCAAAAGAAGGGTTACCAACATGTTCACACTGTGGTTTAGTGGACACACTATTTTTAGATGAAAACCCGGAATGGACGAGTGGTATAACTGAAGATGGTAAGGTAAACGATCCGGCGAGATGTGGTAATCCTAACGCAAATCCTGAACTTTTTTCTGAATCTTGGGGCAAAGGTACAATTATTTCAACACAGAAATCTTCATCGTATGGAATGAAGAGGTTAGCAAAGATAAATTTTCATCAATCTATGAACCATAAAGATAGATCATTATATCACGCTTATAAAGATATAGATGAAGCGTGTATATCTTTACCGGAAAATGTTTTAAAAGATGCAAAAATGATGTATAAAAAATTCAACGATAAAAAATTAACAAGGGGTGCCGTTCGTCTAGGTATAAAAGGAAATTGTGTTTTATACGCTTGTAGAATGTATAAAGTATCGCGTTCGACTAAAGAGATAGCCGATATGTTTTCTATACATTCTAAAGATATAAGTAGAACATCACAACTTTTCAAAGAAACAATATTGGGTAAAACAACAAAAAATTATACAACTTTACCTAACGATGTTATGCAAAGATTACTAAACTCGTTTAATGTTTCTAGAGAAGAACGATTAAAGTGTAATAGAATGTCTATAGATCTTGAAAATTGTTCGCAACTCATGAGTAAAACACCTAATAGTGTTGCATCAGCTGTAATTTATATCGTTTTAAAAAATAAAATCAATAAAAATGAAATATGTGAAAAATGTTCAGTTTCTATACCGACTATAAATAAAATTGAAAATATTATAAAAAAATACTTAGAGGATAAAGTTTAAATATAGTATATAATGTCCGAAACTAATAATAGACCTTTACGCGTTTTTATAAGTACACCATGTTATGGTGGCTTGTGTTTAGAAAAATACATGATAGGTATTGTTAAACTCCAACTTGAATTAATTAAAGAAGGTATACAGCTGGTTTTGGATACTACTGAAAATGAAAGTTTAGTACACCGTGCTCGTAATGTTGCAGTGGGTAGATTTATGCAAAAAACAGATTGTGATTTTTTTATGTTCATAGACGCAGATGTTGATTTTGACCCTAAATCAGTGGTTAGACTTATTCGTTCGGGACACGAAGTTTCCGTTGCTGTTTACCCTAAAAAAGTTATTATGTGGGAACAGGCTAAAAAGGCAATTGAACAAGGTGATGAACGTGATTTATCAATGCTTTCTTCCAGTTTAGTTTTTAATATAGGAGCTAAATCTAGAGAGATTGAAAATGGTTTTATAGAAGTATTGGATGGTCCAACAGGATTTATGGTTATTAGTCGAAAAGCTCTTGAAAAAATGCACGAACATTATAAGGATTTGGATTGTAAAAACGATCATCAAAATAGAGATTTTGATGAATATTGTGCTGTTTTCGATTGTATGATCGATCCAGATACCCATAGATACCTTTCAGAAGATTACGCTTTTTGTAGACGTTGGCAACAGATCGGTGGTAAGATATACGCAGATTGTCAAACAACTTTAGGACATGTAGGAAACTTACCATTTTTCGGGTGTTTAGAAGAAAGGCTTAAGGCTTAGAGTATATAATGTAATAATATGAAATTTGCAACTATAATAGTTACTCGGAGTAAATCATGTCACGTAAAAACTTTACATAGTATTCTTAAATTTAATTTAATGTGTTTACAAAATAATTGTGAAAACGAGATAGTTTTTGTAAACGATGACCCGTTCTATAAAGCAGATACAATTGCAAAATATATAAAAACACACGAGAGATTGCTTTTCATAGATTTTGGTATACAGATAGACGACGATAGTTTACGAAAATGTTTTGATAAACTTGAAAGTTACGGGTGTTTAGTTTTTCCGGGTGTATTAGAAGGTATAGATTGGGGGTTGTTTAAGGCAAAAGTAAAAGATGGGTGTAAAGAACCTACAGAGCAGATTGGTTTACATTTTGATACGGAAGTATCTAATAAAATTAGTTCAGAGTATTATAACGTAAAGAAAACGTCTTCTAAATGCTGGTTATTAATGTCTAAAAATGTTATCAAACACATAAAAGATAAAAAAAGTAGTTCATATAAAATTTTTCCTAGAATGGAAACGATGTTTAGTAAATTTCAAGAATCTGGTATCAAAATTATCGCGTATCCTAAAGCTAAGTTAACCATGACATATAATCATGAGTGTATAAGTAATATTTTAAACGCCGCCGGTGTTAAAAGTAATTAAAGAATATATTAAAAATATAAAACAGAATGAACCGCGTATTTGTAAAGAAGGATGAACCTCTTTACAAATATACGATACAGTTTATGGAAGAATCTTGGGGTACCAAAGGTAAAGGTATATTTCCCGGGTGTCAACCTATTTCTATAGAAAGAAAACATTTTGGTATTTTATCCAATAACGATTACGTTGTTTGTGAAAAAACGGATGGTACGAGATACATGATGATTGCAATACAATTTGGAAACCAAAAGATTTGTGTATTTATAAACAGAGCGCTTGAAATGTTTACCGTGCCATTAAATTTTAGAATGGCTGTATTTAAGGGTACCATACTCGAAGGTGAATTGTATGAAAATACATTCATGATTTATGACTGTTTAATGAATTGCGGAGAAGTCGTAGGTAATCAGAATTTATTGGATCGTTTACAACAGTGTGAAAAAGTTGTGAAAAAATCACTAATTTTAACTACAGATCCCATTTCATTAAAAGTTAAAAAATTTCATTTACACGACGATTTTAAGGAGTTTATGGATAAGTATCTTCCAAAAATAAAACAAGAAATGGATGGTCTTATATTTACACCCATAAATGAACCTATTCGTATTGGAACACACGAAACAATGTTTAAATGGAAACCGAGAAATAAAAATACAATTGATTTTCTCGTGAAGAAGGAGCCAACTGTAGAAACACCTGGGTGTGTACCAGGTACACACGTCTATAAATTATACATCCAAGATCGAGGTAAACACATATTCGAATCTTCTATACCAATAGATAGGACAAAAGATTATAAATGGTTAAAACACGGTGATATTGTCGAGTGTATGTATGTAACCTGGGAGGATGGTCCATTGTGGTGGAAACCTATTAAAAAAAGAACAGATAAAACGTTCCCGAATAGTAGACGTACGTTTTACAGAACATTGGTAAATATAAAAGAGAATATTAACATGAAGGAGTTTTTAGATTGTAGACCAGGACGAAATGATTATCTTCTTTAGGAAAATTATGGAGTTTACCTAAATTATCATCATCTTGAATGAACCAATCCTTATTTAGTTTTTTAGTAGACATGTAATGACCACCGTACTGAATACCTTTATGAATTATTGTAGATTGTAACTCGTATACATTATCTTCTATTTTCAATTCTTCGTCAATTTCTACGTAACTTTTTTTATCGAATGATACGATAAATATTTGAGGATATTTTGAAAATACATTTCTTGTCGTAGCAACGTGATGTTTTTTACCATTATCATCCACGTAATCTTCTATTACATTCCATTTACTACTTTCGCTTATCATTGTGTTTATATTTTTTACTTCCCTTTTCACGTTTAAAATATATACACAAAATGGTATTTTTGATACATTTTTACTAACTGGTGATATAGTTATTTGTGTAGTTTCGCCATAAACAAGTTCTTTTATACGAGGGTAACCTTTTTCAAGTATGTCTATTAAACAAAATATAGCATCCTGTGTATCATGAGGCATACCGATTTTGAATCTTGGAAATACTTTTACAAATTCTACTAAGGTAGGTCCTAAAGTAAAAACTTTAGTTTCCTGTGTTGAAAAATATAAATGAACAAGTTTTTCATACGATTTTGTAAAAGTGCATTCGCCTTCGTAAGTATTATCCAATATGTGAGATGATATTTCTCGTATATGTAATAAAACCTGTATAGCTGAGTTAAAATAACATGTATTTCCTAAATTATTAAAACCATGCATATAAAAAAAGGTGATAAAAAAGGCTTAAGAAGAAGACGCGATTATAAAAATGTAAACAAAATGGACGTGCATAAATTGTGTGATACTATAAAACCTATCGTTGATAAGTACAAAGATGAAGAAAATATCGAAATGGAATTTCGTTTAGGAAGATTCAACGGTACATTTTTTGATACTAATATAGGTGATAAAACATACGCTAATTGTATAAGAGGTTTTTCTGCTTATACTGGGTGGGAAACCATTGAGGAAAATACATACGATGTTTATTCACGAGAAGATAATAATATTAGATTGACCATTGATAATAAAACTGGTGAAGAGACTCTTATACAAAAGGAACGTCTTGAAAATATTGATTTTAAACATTTACATAAATCACCTTTTGATATTCGTTTCAGTGTTTCTCGGGAAACACCTGTAGATGAAGAAGAGTACGATAACAATGAATGGCATAGAAATATAAAAAAGGAAAGGTGTTCTTATATCAGGAAGAATTTATCCATTGATAGAACAGTAACTGCGGGCGAGAGTTCGGATAAGGATTCGGAAGTATCAACTATATACCAACTTGAACTCGAAGTTATTGATCCTAAAAAACTTACTGATACCTATACTTTATTCAATATTTGTCATAAAATAAAAGATATTTTTAATATGTTGGATACTTATAAATGTTAATTATTGCATTACTTTTTATTTGTATATTTATACATGTAATTAGTGATACAGATATAAATGATAAAATAACTATATTAGGTTATTCACCTAAACATTTTTACGTATCGAATGGTAAATCGTACGAAATGTTCCATAAAATGAAATCTAACGGTATAATAGATCAGTCTTTAAAATATTTCGTAATGAAAGAAGATAAATTGTTAGAACTGGAAGTAAAATCCATATGTTCACAGGTATCTCGGAAAGTCGAGGCGTTTAAAATATCTGATGAAATAAAAAATCATTTTCTTGGGTACGATTTTTCATATCATGGTAAACACTTAAAACAGATATCAGAACCTGAAAAAATCATAAATCAAAATATAAAATGTTCATAAAATAAAACATAATACGTCTATGTTTTTTAGATTCAATTCTTTGAAAATTGTCAAAAACATACATTATTAGTCCCTTATCATGTAATTCCCTATTTTCATAAAGATATAATTCAGGATTTTCACAGTTTATAAATTCGTCATCATCTAAATAATATTCTTTTTCTAAATGTGACATTGTAACATTTTCATCCTTTCTATACATTTCAATGTAATCTAATATAGTATAGTACATTGCATTTATAACGCTCGACAAAATATGATTATTACTAGATATTTCAACATCATTTTGTCGGACGCGAATACAGAGTAACCGTCTCGGGTTTTCCATTTTAATTATTTTTTGGTTTTATTCTTTAATGCTTTATTTTCAAAATTTGCATATATACTATTTAATAATTTATTATTGTTATTTGAGTTCGAGTTCGAGTTCGAGTTCGAGTTCGAGTTCGAGTTCGAGTTCGAGTTCGAGTTCGAGTTAGAATTGAAGTTCAAACGTCGGACAACTGTATTCTTTTTTGGAGGCATTGATCTTTTCTTTATCGGTGCTCTTTTTATAACCCTAGGTTTTGATGTTACAACCTTCCTTTTTACTACTGGTTTTGGTGGTACGACTCGTTTTTTATTTAATGCGAGTGGTGGTTGTCCCCGAAGTTCTCTTCCTATCTTTATAAAATCTATTATCCTCTTACTATTAAGATTGGGTGTTTTTGGTAACGATAATGCAAAATTAACGATTCTGTTTACTTCGTTTTTACCAAATTTACCATATATCTTATTAGCTTCCTTTTCGATAAGTAGTTTTTTCAAATTTTGTTGTTTATTAAGTTTCCAATTTTTTATCATGGTTCTTTTAGTATCATTTGCAATCATCTTTTTCAAAACACCGTTTCGAGTTACAAAGTTTTTGTTCTTTTCGAGTTGAGTAAGTTTATTCTTAACATCGCGAACATCTTTATTAATATTCATTACATTTCCGTATTTTGTCATCCATGTTTTACCGTAAAGTTTAATAAGATCGTTTTTAATACCTGATTCGTTAAGTTTACGTTTTATATTAGTAGGTTTTCTATTTTCCTTTTTCTTAATATTTAGTAACACTTTTTCCATTTCATTTGCGAGTGTGTTAGGTGAATTTGGTGTTTTAGTATTATTTTTATTTTGTAATTTTTGACACAAAACTTTTACAGTATCTGTATCATTTACAGATATACCTTTTGATATTGCGAGTGTGATTAATTGTTCCTTTTTCAATTCACGGCACAGTTTATCGTTTATTTTATAATTAGAGTTACCCTTTTCTAATTTATCGAGTGCTTTGCATATATCTATTTTCTTATTTTTATTTTTAACACCAACAACTCCTAATTTCTTAGAAACTTCTAATAAAACTGATTTAGTAAGACGTTCGCATTTACGCCCTCCTATTTTCATTACACCGTCTTTATCGTAAGTAATTTTTGTATTTTTCGTGTTTTGTTTTTTACTCTTTTTTACGGGTTTTCGTTTTGGTTTTTTGAAACAACAATCATACCCTTGTGGATTTTTTCTAACTTCGAATCCTTCGTTACACGGTGGTCGTCTAATTTTAGGACACGTCGAAGCTTTTGTTGTAAGTTTTTGGACTATTTTTTTATCCGCGTTAACATTTTTGTTAACCAAACCTAAAGTATACCCGTTATCGTGTAATTTTTTTACAAGTTCTACGCCAAAGGAATAAGCGCGTTCAAGATCATCGGGTTTAGATTCACCCTGTAATTGAACAATACCCGAACCCGACTTACCGGATTTTGTGGTAAAGATAAAAGCGTGTTCTTTGTATTTTAAATAAAGAAATGGAGAAATTTCAGGTTCGTATTCTATAAACGAAACTCCCCACGTACGCATTTGTCGTAAACCCTGGGTCATTTTAGATAATTGAAAATTTGTATTTGTTAAAAATTGACCTCCTATATTATTATAAATTATATCATTGTACAAAAAACTCTGTTTTTGTGTGTACGTATCTATTATATATTTTTGTAAAGCTTCTGGTTGTTTTTTAAGATTTTTTGAACCTAGAAATCCACCGGAAAAACGAATTTTTCCAGTTTTATATATGTTAAAGCTGAAATTCTTTTTTTCAACACCATCCATAACGTACCCGGTAAATTGCGCGGAAGAGAAATCTTTATTTAAATCACCTTTTAAACCAAAATCTTTAGTGTGTATAGCACCAGTTTGAAATCTTCCGTATATACCCTTTATTTCATTAATATCCACGGTTATTCCACCTGTTATTGGTGCATGTCCTTTTGGTCTTTGTTTTAGAATATCTTTGATATCGAGACGCGTTTCATCTTTGGAAAATAATGAATTTACGACCCCGTTGTATATACCCGGTCTAAATTTACCTACACGTAGTTCTGTAAAAACGGGTACGTTTTTCGGTTGTGTGGAAACGAGTGTATTTGGACGTTCAATTTCCACATTGGAATTTCTAACGAATTGTCGAGGATCCATACTTATACTAGTCTGAGATTTTTAATCATTTTAAAAAATAATGTGAGACGTCATATCCCTTTTCGTTTTCTTGTACTATTGGTGCTGCACCATAGACCACATACTTATCTTTAAAATTGACCGGTCGGTCTAATTTTTCGGGATTATTTATGATCCAATAATCGTTTTTTTCTTTCTTTACTTCGATATTACGCACGTAGAATGAACCACCGTAAAAGTCCTGATTAAAATTTGGCATTGGGATACTTTCGTCTCTACAAAAATCCTTGAGTTTGGATCTGAATAAGTCCAATGGAAACTTTACAGTCGGATTTACAATTACAATATCGTCTCTCTGTAAGTATTTTTCCAACGGGTTTGTCGCTGCAGCTATTTGTTCTCTTATTTTAAAAAAGTAACTCGGTAAAACGTTCCATACATCCTGATCCTGGTATTTTTGTGCATATTCCAAGTACCCACGTAAACATTTTTGAAGAATTTTTGGCATTTCTAATTCTAATTTCGAATCAAGGGTAGGATCGGTATCGCTATCACGAACCTGTTTACCAAAATGAAACGTAACGAGACGACGAAGAATACTTCCCGATTTATCTTTCCATTGTGGTACTTCATTACCCCCTAAAATACCTGGTACTTTCCATACAAAATTCTTAGCTTTTTCACATTTTACTGCTATAGAGACTTCTTCACCCGAAACGATCGATTGGAATTCCGCTTGTTCTAGTTGTAAATCCCCTTTAATTTCGGGTGCGATGTACATTAACGCATCATGGATAGATGATAAACCGAATTTCTTCTCGACGTTATTTGAAAGAGTTTTAATATCATCAACTTCGTAAAATTTACGAAACACTTTTGTAATTAGAGTTGATTTCCCAGAACGCGCTATACCCTTTAGGAAAGGTATAACTTGCCATTTATCCAGTTCATTTAACTCGAAACATAAACGACCTCCCAAAATGTACATCCATTTAATAACATCTTCTTCATAGTCTTGATACTTTAGAACACTATCGAAATAAGGTGTTGGTATATCTTCCCAATTATTAAGTTTACTAAAATCTTCAAATTCCATATCAAAGTATTTACAACTTACGAGCGTTGGATCTAGCGTCGCAGCCTCTTTTGAATCATACGGGTAAAAAGCAGTGTGCCATAACCCAGTTGTATCAGACCAAAGTGACCCGATAAAAATACCATTTTTAAATGACCAAACACGTCTATTTTTCTTTATTTCGGGAAATTGCATATCGTTACAATCGGTTAAGTGTTTGATAATTGACGAAAACATAGCAGGTCCGTTAGATGAGGTTAAATCTTTCCACAATTCAAACCATTCTTCTTTACCGGCAATTCTGTGAACATATTGTTTTATCTCTTCCTCTTGTTTCCAGGCCCTTGTATCGTAACCTTCAATCGTTTTAATTTGTCTACACGTATACCCTTTGTAACGCCTCGTATTATTTTTATACAGGGAATCGAGAATAGCAAGTACTGTTTTTTGAAAAACGTTAAGTTCGTCAAAATCGGGCATGGAACACCGAAAAAGCGACGGGTTTGTAGTAAGTTCGAGGGGTACCATAGTTGGGTTATTTCTTCTATCGTGTACACGGTTTGTACTTAAAACGATATTCCAAGAGTCACATACGTGATCGGTCAAACGACTTAGTCTAAAAGATACACTTAAATCGTCTGTGTTACCTTCGTCACTTGAAAGTATACCTAACAATTTACCACGATTAAAGTACCGTCCCATTTTTTCTAACATTTGTCTATACATGTTTGATTTCGCTTTCATATCAACGTACTTTGGTTGATTCGTTTCCGGGTCAATTTCATTTTCGGTAAAGAATATTTTATAGGAAAGATCAACTGGACTTAACGAGACAAGATTTATATTGTTTTTATCAGGAGACAAACCAAGTTGTTTTTCTTCATGTTTTAACATCCTTATTAACTGTTCTGGATTGAGACTGTCTATTTGATTGGCCATATCTCTATAGAAGGCTTCTTCGTGGTCTGCATCCGGACTAATGAATAAGGTATCCGAATTCATTTTATAATTATTACTCACTAATTTTTTATACCTGTTTTTGTAATTGACTTAACATTTTTATCATAATTTTGTTCTGGACTTCGAGTTGTCTCGATATATTTACCAGAGCTGAACATACAGTTTCACCTTCTTCGTTTACAAGAACTGAACTTAAAAGGTTTCCTAATCTATCGAGACTATTATCTTCAAATTGAGAATCGAGTTCGATATCAGTATCACTATAAATAACATCTTCCAATTCATCTACTATCGGGAGTTCGCCTCCGGTTGTAGATAGGTCATCATCATCTTGAATACTTGATTCAGTTTCAGATTCAATTTCAATAGTTTCGTCGACACTTTCTTCGTCGACATTTTCAAGTTCTGGTACAGGTTCGTTAGACATTTATATACATCAGGAAAAATCAAATTGAGTTTTTTCGCGGAAACGTCCGAAAAAAAAATCTCTGCTTATAGTACAAAAACAAACAAAATGGCCGGTGGTCTCATGCAACTCGTCGCCTATGGCGCCCAAGATGTCTACTTGACTGGTAACCCAAAAGTCACTTTTTTCCAGGCGGTTTACAAACGCCACACTAACTTTGCGATGGAAACCATCGAACAAACTATGAACGGTACGGCCGGGTCCGGGGGTCGCGTCTCCGTCACGGTCGCCAGAAACGGTGATTTGATCGGTGACATGTACCTCGAAGCGACTACGGTAACTACGGGAAGTATGGGTAACAAATCTCATCAAACTAACCCAGATACTAACTGGATCGCCGAGCGTATTGTCTCGACTGCGGAATTGTCCATTGGTGGTCAAAGAATTGACAAGCACTACCAAAGATGGTGGAGATTGTACTCTGAATTGTACTTGTCCGAAGGGTCCAAGCTCAACTACGCTAAGATGACGACTAACCCAGAAGCGGGTACTGCCAACAGGGTTTACTTGCCACTCATCTTCTTCTTCAACCGCAACCCAGGATTGGCCTTGCCATTGATTGCTTTGCAATACCACGAAGTCAGAATCGACATTGACTTGACCTCTGAGTATGAAGCACACGTGACTGGCTTGAAGGTGTGGGGTAACTACATGTACCTTGACACTGAAGAGCGCAGACGATTCGCGCAAAAGGGTCACGAATACTTGATCGAGCAAGTTCAGCACACTGGTACCGATTCCTTGGAGGCTGGTGGTACTAAGCAAGTCAGATTGTCCTACAACCACCCAGTCAAGGAATTGGTCTGGTGTGTGACTGACGGTGATTCGTTAAAAGCCAACTTGTGGAACCTTGGTACCTCGACCGATGCGACGAAGGTTGCAATTGCTTCGGGTCAAGTCGCCAATTCTAATTGCGTTTCGACTACGACTTCTTCGTCCGGTGTCCCACAGTTCATCACCGGTGACCTCGGGGGTTCGGTGGATTATGTTGAAGAAGTTGTTGGTGCGCTTAACACTGCCAAGTTGGTCCTCAACGGCCAAGACAGATTCAAGGAGCAATCCGGTAAGTACTTTAACCAAGTGCAACCATTTGCCCACCACTCCGGTTCGCCATGTGCGGGTGTCTACTCGTACTCCTTTGCGCTCAAGCCAGAAGAACACCAACCAACTGGTACGTGCAACTTCTCCAGAATCGACAACGCGCAAATGTCGGTTACTTGCAATGCCGCGGGTGACCGTGCGGCTCTCGCCCTCCAAATGTTCGCGGTCAACTACAACGTTCTCCGTGTCCAATCCGGTATGGGTGGCCTCGCCTTCTCCAACTAAGCATTTCTTAGTTTATTGAGTTTAGTAAAAAATAAAATTTAAAAAATAAATAAAAAATAAAATTTAGATTTTAAAATTTAGAACAAATTTTAAAGTGTAACCTTAAAGTATTTTTGTATTTTTTCGAGTACGTACCAGTTCGGTTCGATTTTTTCAGATTCGATTTTGTTTATAGTATCTAACGTTTCGCCTATTCTGTGTGCAAGTTCAACTTGTGTATGACTTCTTTTTATACGTAGCATTTGGATTCGTTTACCTAGTGTATTATCCATGATGTAATATATTAGAGTTTAACACCCAAAACTCGACGCAGTTTTTGCATGATTTTATGATCCGGAATCGCTTTACCTGATTCGTACGATGATATTATATCAGACGATACGTTTATGAGATTAGCAAGTTCCTTTTGTGTATACTTTTTTGTAGTACGCGCTCTTTGAATAGTCAAACCCGTTTCTTTACCGACCCTTTTATGTGTACCTAGATCAGTTTCCTCGAGTTTTTGGAGCGGTGATTTGCCGGAATATTGACACCGTTTCGGTAATTTGATTTCCTGACCCATGAACTTGACGTATTTTTCCTTTTCTTTTTCTTTAGTAACACTTTTACCGTGTATGGTAATTTCATCCCAATCTTGGTGGAACATGTTTTATAGTATAAGTACTTAAAATTTTAAGTAATAATAATATAAATATGTTAACTCTTTATTATGCGATTGGAACAATAGTTCTGATATCAGTCTGTTTTGTATTAAAAAACGGTTGGTGTTTGTGTGGTGATGAAGATAATGAAGACGATGAGGAACCTCGTCCAAAATACGAACCCAAACTCCCAAGAGATTTGTATTGGA